ACCTTCGTTTTTTACGGCTTTTTTAGCTCGGTTGTGGAGATACTTTTGCGTTTCTTCTTTAGTCCAATTGTCTTCGGTGGAATGTTTCCTGTTCCATTTTTTTAGTGCCATGTTTATAGTTTTTTATGAGTTACTGTATAATTGTATTTTACTAACTCCATCGTTAATACTATTGCATTTAAACGAGATATATTCACTTGCAGAAGGTTTCCCAAAAGCATAGTAAAATTCTCCCATTGAGTTTTTATATGCAAACCCAATTATTTTCCTGCCATTTTTTACAATTGTTTTATTCATTTTAAGCGTTTTTTATAGTTTAACGTATGTTTCGTTGTTTTTTAAAAGATAGTGTCTTAAATGGGGTCACATGGGGTCACAGAACCGTTTTTTATGCCTCGCTTAGTTTTTTACCTGCGGAAAGCATTATTTCAGTTTCAATTTCAGTTATGCCATGATATTCAGCATACTTTTCGATGGTCAGGAAGTTGTTAACGAAGTCAAGCCAGAAGGCAATTAATTTGTGTTTCATTTTTTACGTTTTTTAGTGAAAATTAAAGAGATAATAACAAAAGTTAGCATCCAAAGGACGTTAACCAGAAAGTACGGGTTTAAAATGTAGTCAATCATGGTTAGTTTTTTAGTTTAAATTAATATCTTCAATCAATTCCATTTTCTCAACATAATCCAATACCATTGCTTCCAATAGCATTAAACCATTTAACTTGTATTCACTGTTTTTGTCAATCATTTGAGCCACAACGTCAACTTTTCGCTGATATACTTCAGGTAAATCCATTTGGACAACCAAAAGAGCTACAATTTTAAAGCGTGTAATTAAATTCATTTTTTATAGTTTAAATTAATAATAAAATACTTTTGTCTTTTACCACCAAAACCCCGAATATTGCTATTCGAGGCGGTGAAGGTGATTAATATTAGTTCAATATAGCTTCAATTTCAGCACGTTTTGATGTTTGAGCAACCCAACCAGCCTGTTTTTTGTTTTGATAGGTTAAATAAGCATTAAAACGGCAACCAGCAGACCTTAATTTGTCTTTAATAGGTTTTGTATCTCCAAAAATTGCAATTGCTTTTTTTGAATAGTTTACGATAACAATATCACCAACCGATTTAACATCCGTTGCAACCGTTTTAACTGGTTTTTGCGGCTCGCCTGTATTCAGTAAGTAGAAATCTTTTACAGGATAATTTGACACCTTATTATTGCTGAAATCACTTTCTTTTACAGTTAAAGCATCTTTTAAATTATCGAATATTAAAAAACTTCTTTTTGCTTTTTTGCCGAATTTAATTAAGCGAACAACCCGAAATTTAACCTGTTCGTACGGATAATTTAATTCAAGTTTCAAATAAATACCAGCATCAATAGAGGTTACTTTTTTATAATTTTCATTCAGGAAATCAATATCTTTTTGTGATTTGCCCCAAGTTTCTTTTTGTTTTTTGTCTTCAGCAATTTCACTTAATTCATATTCTTTTTTACGGGCAACTTCAGCACTGTTTTGTTCGTTAATCTTTTCCGTTAACCATTGTTTTGTGTAACCCATTTTATTCAATAAAACAGATATATTTTTATCATAAATTGCATCAATAGAAAACTGTAAAACTAAATATTTGTCACCCCACATTCCAACGGCTGCATAAATCTGTTTATGTCCGAAAAATAAAGAGGTGTCAATTTTTTCAAGTTTGGTTTTCAGGTCTGCTAAAATGGAAGTGTAATTCTGTTCGTTAACTCTTTTTGTTATCCTGAAACAATGTTCAGTACTATTGCGGTGATAAAAATAATCTGAATGTTTCAAAAAAGCATTCATTTTTTTACGTTTAATCTCATCAATGGCACTCCAGCGAACACCAATAGATTTGTTTTTATTCTGGAATATGTTTTTATATCCAAAACAATAGTTATTGGTAACTTCAGGAAACAAACCATGTATTGTAATTTGCGAATAGTACTTAAATACTGGTAAGTCCTTTGTAATTACCTCCAAACTTTCAAGGGTTAACCCATGTTCAATTTTGTCCAGTATGTCACTGTTAATTGATTTGTTTAACCTGTTTAACTTGTTTTTTTTATCGAAATTAGTTTTGAATATTTCGATAACTTCTGTTTTTTTCATTTGATTGTTTTTTAAAATTAAATTTGTGGCACAATAAGAATCAAACTTATTTTTTACCAGTTTTTTAGACTGGAAGTAGCAACCATGCAATGCCTGTTTTTTATGTTTGTTTTTTATCAATAGATTTTCTCTATTGTCGTTAATTTTTTGTACCTTTGTGGTAATCAGTTTTTTACGTTCTTTGACGTATTGTTTTTTAGGATAAAATATCCTCTTTTAGCTCCCATTCCAACAAAACAGAGTTCCACTGTTCAGGAGTCAAAATAAATACATTACTTACAACCCGTGCAAACTGTTCATAGGTTTGGCACTCGATTAAAAATTCCTTTGCGAATACTGGATAAATGTATCCGTAAAATACTTTTTTTTGGGTGATGTTTTTTAAATTTTTCATGCTTTGTTTTTTATAGTTGTTTTTCACCCACAAAGCCCCGTTTACCGAAATAAACGAGGTGATTCGTAGGAGATGTTTTTTAAAAATTTAAAAGGTCTTCAAATGAATTACCAACAAAATCGACATTAAACAAATAAAAATTGTTTTGTGTATTATCAACCGCAACAGAATAACTTTTAACACTGCTATTTTTGTCTAAAATATCACTTACAAAATCAATTAGCTCAAGATTAATATTTCCTGAAATAATTTTTCTTTTTTTAGAATTACATTGTACAAATCTAATCCTTGCTCCATTTGTGTTTGTGGCTGGCAACCAGCCAACTTTCAACAAAGTACTGTTTTGAATTCTTTTAGTTTTCATAATTTAGTTTTTAAAATCGTTTGTACATCTTTGGCTTAAATAGTTAATTTTTTTGCCATAGCTTTTGCAACACATGTATGTGTTGCCGCTGAGTTATTTTCCCCCAGCTCTTTTAATAAACTTATATTAATAGGGGCATCGTCCCACCACCAAGAGCCGCCCCTGCCCATATTGTTGAATGGTATTTTTATTTCATTTAGATGCTCATCCCCACTGTTCAACGCGTGTTTAATGTCTTCTATTGTTAATGACTCCAAAATAAATCGTTCTGTTGATTGGGTTGCAAATTGCAAATAATACACATGATGTAATTCGCTTGAATTGTTCATGTACTCTTTTCTAGTTATTAACTTTTTTGTTTTCATAATAATAATTTTAAGGTTTAAAAATTAGTACCCGGCCTAACTTCGCAGTTAAATATATTACTCTATTTTCAAGTAATTTAAACCGGGTGAAATGTTAAAAGTCTGCTAACATTATAGAGTTAGCGCAAATAGTCTCATATTCGCTGAAATTTTTGCTGTCTTCGTTACTACAATCATAGTCTTCCAAATAGTCGCAAATTGCCTCATTAAATTCATTCGAGGAAACAATTTTGCAGCCCTGCAAGGCGTTACAAACGAAAGTAACCATAATAACGGGCTCGTAACAAAAATAGTCTTTAAAATAGGTATAAAGCGAGTTTTTATAAGGAGCTAATTTTTCAAGTTGTAGCTCCTCATCATTTAGTACTGAATTAATAATTTCGTGTAATTTCATAATATTTTAATTTAAGTGATTTAAAACAATACCCAAAACACAAACAACCCAAGCAACAACAGTTAATACTTCCAGAGAAATAATAATTTTGTCCTCAATTGGTAACGTAGTTAATTTTTTCATAATTCTATAATTTTAATTAATATCTGATTTATACCAACAAAACCCCGCAGAGGTTAACTGCGAGGTGGTTTATTAATAAAATAATTCATTTTTAAGGCAGTCAGGATATACTCCACAAAAAGAAACTTTGTTAAATCTATCTTTGTATTTTTTTGCAATATAGCCGGTAATTATAAAACCTTCGTTATCTGTTCCTTTGTGTACTCTGGTCAAATTACCTTTTCTAATTTCTAAATCAAATCTATTTTCAGATTTAATATATTTTGTTTCAATCTCATTAATAACCGATTCGGCTATTTTTACCGCGAAAACTTTTTTAATATCTTCCATAATTTTAATCTTTAAAGTTAATTTGTGCCTGATAAAAGAAACGGTCTTTTCCTGTTGCTAAAACATAATCAGGCGGCAGCGGTACGTCATGGCAAACAATCAAACTCGCATGGCAGTAATCAAACCGCTTGAATCATCACTTTATTTGCTCAGTACCTGTTTTATACTCGCTGGAGTCAGAGCCGCTTCTATGCTATTCACGGAACTTTGAAATTTCTCTGTTTGTCCTGTCAGGCAGTAACGAGCTTATACGGCTGTCAATCGTTGGCGCGAGTGGTTGAACGTTGTCGCGCTGCGTGTCCTGCATTATACAGGGAAAAGCTCCTGCCGATATGTTATAAAACATGTGCGGCTAGTGGCACTCAGACCACTGTCTCATTAATACCCCTAAATTAATAAATCACTGAAACTACGATATGACAAAAGTCATACTTTCAACACCGAAAACATGTTATAAAACACCTCAAAACTTGCATATTATAGATAAAATCTATACCTTTGTGCTAATGAATAGAGAGAGCTTAATAGATAACAAAGATTTGCAATTAACCAGCACAGGAAGTACACAGATTAAAAACCTTCCAGACTGGTACGAGTTCACAATCGGAACAAAGCAAGTAATAACAGTTTACAAACTAGCCACCTTCGACATTCAAAACAATTACTTTGAAACAATACTAAATTAATAACAATGGCACGACCTTATAAATACACACCAGAACAACTACAAAGCAAGATTAATAAATATTTTGAATATGCCGACAACAACCCACTAATAAAAAACGAAGTAGTAAAGACAGGCAAAGAAGCAGGGAAAATACTACCTGTTCCTATGCCAGTAGTATATAGCATCCAAGCCCTATGCTATGACATAAATTTAGACGTTGACACATTTTATGACTTATACCACAAAGACAGGAAGCCAAGCAATGAAAACAATAAAAAGGGAGAGGATAATGTTAATCTAATAAATCAGTTATCCGATATTATTACACGTGCAAAGCTAAAGATAGCAAAGAATCAAATAAACGGTGCGACCGCCGGACTAATGAATCCACTAATAGTTAGCAGGTTGCAAGGACTCACAGACAAACACGAGGTAAAAGCCACAAACACGAACATATCTGTGAATGTAGTTGATGAAGGACTAAAGGGGAAACTTGACAATGAATAGAACTGTGTAATTCACACGATAGAGAACCGGGTTAACATTGATTGATTCGGTTTTATTGTTTAATATCGTGAATTAATAGAATAATAGCACCCTTGGAGGGCAAACCATGCATCTACTCGCGATAGGTGCATAGTAAATATAATAATGTAGATAAGAATATGTATGTAATAGTAAACACTAAGGAGAGAACAGCCGAGATATTCACAACAGCAACCGGAGCGGCTAACTACCTGAACATAAACAGGAACACGATAGCAACTTGGAGACAGTCCAACACCTTCCATAAATACAATAATTTTGAGATATATTTCGAGTCTGCAATAAACAGAATAAAGAAACGATAATAGTATATCCAACCGCGACCACCGAACACACACACGCGACCCCGTACCCCGAAATGAAAAAGGGTTTATTACTATGCGAGGCTTATTTATGTAGTAGATATGAAATCCCCTCCTAAAATCCACACCCCCCATCCCAAAAATCTTTTTCATGCTCTCTATTAGATTTACGTTTTCGATAGATAAATTCTATTTGTATATTGCGTATAGTTTTTGCATCTTTGTTTAAAAATAGATTATGGAAAAGTTAGTATTAGATTTCAAGATAGATTACGCCCTTGATTGGTTATGTGGTGTTTCTATAAAGCAGTTGCGTGATGATTTAGACGCAATAGAGAAACTTGGTGCGACTCATGTTGATATTGAATCTAATGTTTACTATGACTGTGCTAATACTGAAATTAACGCAATATCTACTAGGGTAGAGACAGTAGAAGAGTGCAATGAAAGAATTGAGAAGGAGAGACGTTTCAATGCTAGTCGTGAGCTTCTGGAGTTGAATGAACTAAAAAGATTACAAGAAAAGTATAAATTATAAATCTATGAAAAAGATTAAGCGACAGAGTCAGGTTATAATAGCCGTAGTTATTTCTATTGGTTTGTTATTATCTTTGGCTGAGATTATTTATTTTACTATTCACTGGGGGTTAATTTAGTGTTATGTCGAGATTAATGTTTACTGGTTCGGATGTATTGTTTGCGACAAGGTTGGTAGGTGGTCGAAAATTCCCAACTAAGTTCAGCAAGTATTTTTACATGTTAGGTTACACTGTGTTTATTAAGCTGTGTGATTTATTCGTAGAGGGTTTTTATGTTGTGTCAGAACATTTGATAGATGAGCTTCGACCTTTGCGGTTAAAGAGTGCTATAAAGGTTTTGGTTGACCCGCCCTTGTATGATGAGAAGTTTGTTAAGAAGGCTCATAGGAGTTTTAACATTTTGTATTATCGTGGATTGGGTTCTAATCAGGTTTTCAAGGATTGGGTATATGGCTACGATGTGATGCAAGATGTTGTTGGTAATTTCACACACGATTGGTTTAATGCGAAGAAGGTTGAAAACATACTAGATGTTGTTTCTTCTAGGGGCATTAATGTTATCGAGGCAAATGGTGATGCAGATATGTCGAAGGTTTATCCTTTTATTGATGTAATGATTCGCCCAAATCGTCACGATGGCTATCCTAGGATGGTAATTGAGTGTGAGAAGAATGACATTCCTTATTACTGGTCGAAGGAAAATCCTAATGTGGAAGATATTATTAAATTTATAGAGAATAATGATAAAAGTATTAACGGCTTGCGGAAATAGGCACAAGGAATTTATAGATTCGTGTTTATCTTCTACTAATAATATGGATTGTGTACACATACTTTCGATTGACGAGTTCGATGAGGGTAAGGGTGTTGTAATGAACAGGATGTTGTCAGGGGTTAAGGACGATGATATAGTGGCTTTGCTCGATGCTGACGATACCGCTTGTGAAGGTTGGTTAGATAATGTGAAGTACTTAAAAGATTATGATTTAGTTTACGGAAATACGCTTAATTACAGTCCAACAACAAGAGAGTTATATCGGAGTCGTGATTTTGATAAGGAGTTATTTTTGAAATACAATTTTATTCCTTATTCTGGGGTAATAATGAAGGGTTGGTTGGCGAAGCAAGCACCGTATCCTAATATTGTTCATGGTGCTGATTATTATTGGTGGCATTTATTACTTCAGTACTCGGATAAGTTTAAGTATGTTGACAAGATTTTTTGCACCCGGAGAACACATACGTCTTATAGGTCTTGTAATATCCCTGTTTACCGAAAACTAAGGCGGTTATACCGAGAATATAAGTTACACAAAATGATAGATTCGATATGAAGATTGCGTTAGTCTATCCGAGGGGTAATCTGTTACCTAGAGAATTTGATGGAGTAGTAGAGACACGCCCCAAAAAGTCTTTGTTACCGCTTGGGATGCTTTCTATTGTAGCTAATTCACCCGCTGACATTGATTTTATCGACAATCGTGTTAATAACATGACCGATGTTGAGTTGTATTTCAGACTAAAAAATTATGATGTGGTAGGGTTTGGTGGAACTATATTTGAGTCAGAGCAAGCAGTTAGTTTGTCGTGGACGTTGATGCAAAACGGTGTATTTACTATTTACGGTGGTGCGAATGCTACTGTGAATTACGATATGTACGACACTAAATTCAGTCAGATTGTGATAGGTGAGGCAGATGATTATGATTTTAAGTCTCGTGATAAGATAGTTAATTTAAGCCGTAAAAAGAATTTAGATGACCTATTGTATCCTTACAGGGGTGGAGTTGTTTTAAAAGACTATAATCGGCATGAGAAGTGGTTAGATTTTCCGACAGATACTGTTATATCATCAAGGGGTTGTCCTTATGACTGTTCGTTTTGTTCGTCAAGGATAATTTGGGACAAGAAATACACAATGCGTAGTGCTGAGAATGTAGTTGACGAGGTTAAATATCTAGTAAGAACGATAGGCACTAAGAGTATTTATTTCCGAGAGGACAATTTCACTATAAGCAAGAAAAGACTAACTGCTATTTGTAATGATATGCCTGTTATGTGGAAGTGTGAGAGTAGGGTCGATGCTATCAACGATGAGACAGCAAGAATAATGTCCGATGGTGGGTGTTCTGTTATTTGGTTTGGGATAGAACACACAAGCGACAAAATATTGAGAACTGTAAGCAAGGGAACTGATTATAGAAAAACAATGACCGCACTAGAGGCGTGTTACAAATATGGCATAAAAACAGTTGGTAGTTTCATCGTTGGTTTGCCAGAAGAGTCGATATACGATATGATTCTGAATGTTGTTAATATCCGAAAGCTAGGGCTAGACCATGTGTCCTTAAATCGTGCGTATGCCTTTCCTGTAAGCGACATGTATCATGAGATACTAAGACACGGGCTAGATGTTTATTCCCATAATGGTATTATCCTACCAAAAACAAAACGTGCGAGTAAGGAAATTGTCGATACGATTCATTATCTTGCAGGCAAATACTTTGCTGTTACTGAAAAATACTTCAAACAATGACGAATATAGATTTTAACAAGAACCCAAAACAGGAAAAAGCACTTGATACGTTGCTAAGTAACAAGTTTACACTACTTTACGGAGGCTCTAGAAGTGGAAAATCTTTTATCATAATGTTTCTGATAATTTACAGGGCATTGAAAAAGAAGTCTCGTCATGTTATAGTTAGGCTACATTTTTCTGATGTAAAGAAGTCTATTGTGAATGAGACATTCCCTGAGGTTGCGGAGATAATGGGTGTTGACTACAAGTTAAACAAACAGGATTTCTATGCTACGTTTGCCAATGGTAGTGAGATACATTTCTCTGGTATAGACGAGAGTCGTGGGCTAGAGAAGATACTCGGAACGGAATTTTCTACAATATGGTACAATGAGTGTTCACAGATTGCTTATGATGCTTACACTATCTTAAAAACAAGGCTTGCACAGAAGTCAGGATTAGTAAACAGGATATTCCTAGACGAAAACCCACCAAAGAAGTCGCATTGGTCGTATCAGATTTTCTTCAAGCACTTAGAGCCGTCAGACAAGACTTTACTAAAGAATCCTGAACAGTATGGTGAATTAAAAATGAACCCTGCTGACAATGAGCAGAACATATCAGATGATTACATTGAGATGCTTCAGTCTTTACCTGCTAAACAGCGAAAACGTTTCTTGGACGGTGAATTTTCAGATGATGAACTAGGGGCGTTGTTCACTGAGTCTAATTTTAACAGGAATAGGGTTACGGTTCATCCTGAGTTAAAAGAGGTTGTTATTTCTGTTGACCCTGCTACTACTGCCAAGATGTCATCTGACGAAACTGGAATAGTAGTAACGGGCAAGGGGTTTGACGATAGGGGATATTTATTGCAAGATTCTTCAGGTATTTACACCCCAAAAGAGTGGAGCAAGAAAGTTGTTTCTTTGTATAATAAATGGGATGCTAATTGGGTAGTTGCTGAGACAAATCAGGGCGGAGACATGGTAAAACACACCATCCAGACTGCGGACGAGAACATTCCTGTCAAGGGAATACACGCCACTAAAGGTAAGTTGCTCAGGGCAGAACCAATATCGGCAATTTACGACAGCGACAGAATAAGTCATGTAGGTGGATTTCCTGATGCGGAGGAAGAAATGTGTAATTACACTGGTGCGGTTGGTGATAAGTCACCAAATCGGCTAGATGCGTTGGTTTACGGGTTCACTCACTTGTTTCCAGTTGGTGTTTATTCAGATTCAGAGATATTCAATCGCGATAATCTAAAATACTGGAAGGAATACGATTTCACCGATAGTTATGATTTTGCTTACATAAAACTAACAAGTACGAACAGCAAGAACACTGATTACAATTTTTTGGGGTTACACGCTAAGATTAAGGACAAAAAGATATTCATAACAGACTGTATTTTCAATAGTATGCTTCCGAGTGATAATTTAGGGCAAATAAAAGACAAATTCGTTGGTGCAAAGAGGGTGTTTGTAGAATGTTCGCCTTCGTTTCTTGCTTTTGCTAAAGAGTTAAAGGTTTTGGGTATTCCCGTAAGGACGATTAAGGAATTTACCCAAGAGGATAATATGATAATCAGTGAATCAGGGTTTATAAGAGACTATTTTGTGTTTGAGAAAGGCAATGAAAGCACTTATTATAAGAGTTTCATGCAGCAACTAAACGCATATACTACTGAGTCGGGGGCAAATGAGTCGTGCGCTGCGAATATATTGCCAAGTATGGCATACGTTGTTAAAAGGCTGATGAAGCAGCACTTAAAATAATATTTGTGTTTTAACTAAATTTTCTTACCTTTGAATAACGGTTTGTGTATGTTTAGTTGTACACGAAAGAAAGTTTTTAATATTAATCAATCGTTCTATAACATAAACCGTTAATAAGTAACTAAAGTACAATTAAATATACACTTTGTTATCGGTCGGTTTTATTCTTCATCCATGAGTGGACAAATAAAAAAAGAAGATATTGTATCAACAGAAGTAGAATCTGCGCTTAATGAATTATACGGTGCTATGGCATCAATTTATAAATCACACATAGTACTTAAAAAAAATGGATGGGATATTGGTATTCCTGATATTCTCAACCAAGCTGCTTTGCATATTGGGCGAGACTTGAAAGACAATATTCCTGTTCCTGCGAAGCGGTTTGTTCAGGATGTGCTCCATCTTTCTCGCACCTCCTGAATGTGAAGATGAAATTTCTCATTGAAGTCCGTCATTTCTTCTTCATCAAAACTTTTGTCAACTAAGGCATCTAGTTTTGCCTCTATAACCATTAGAGAATTTAAAATTACTTCAATGTTTTGTTCTGTTTTTGTCATGATTTTTAGTTTTAAATATTTAGTATCAACTCAACGCAAAGCGTTGAATAAAATTTAGTTCAATGAATCGGTTTAGACTCCTCTGCCAAACATCCCTTCTAAATAAGCTATCAGTAATACCACAACAATCCCTAAAATCATCAATATGACAATTGTAATATGCCTTTTCCTTTGTATGTTTGTTGTATTACTTGGTTTCTGGGAGCTTGGTAATATAAAAGATGACGGCAATTTAGATTGATTTTGCTGTTTCTTTCTTGTTTGTTTATGAACTATCTTCATCCCTCTATATTTTTTGTCTTTTCCCATCATCTTTTCTTGCCCCCATTCCTCCATTTTTCTTAAAACTGACCGATAACGAGAGATATGATTCGTAATTTCTTGTTATGAATTATATGTCCTATTATTCAAATTCGATGAGGTCACATTCTTCATAGATTTATTCTATATTAAAAACAAAGTCAATAGTTGCGCTTTATTCAATTTTATTTATTAACTTTGTAAAAAATATAGTTTATATTTATGGCTTTTGAAAAGTTTAGGCTTAAAGTCGCAGAAAAATTGATTAATGGCAGGACTTCAAAGTCTGCGTCCAATATTGCTGTGTCTTCTGCAATACGTTCATTGGTGACAGGGAAACCATTCTACACTTCTTTGGATAGTCAATCTGAGCTAGAAAATGAATATAGGACCAATCCCGTTCTTTCTTCTGTGATAAACATGAAGGCAGATTACTCAGCAAATGCAGTAATAAGTGTTAGGAATATAAAGAACGGTGAGATAATAACGGACAAAGACTTTAGGAATACAAAAAGTAATGACCATATACTGAAACAGATGTTTCGGTTAAAGAATAACCCAAATCCACTTCAATCCACAAAAGAGTTTCTTTCTTTGGTGTCGATTTTTAAAGATGTATTTGGCAATGGGTATATTTATGGCAATAGTGCGACAAACGATGTAAACATAAGGGATATTGCTTATATGTGGGCGGTATGGTCGCAATATATGAAGCCTGTAACCACTGGGAAGTATTTTGATTCAACGAGTATTGACTCAATAATCAAAGGATGGGAATGGGAATGGAACACCTATAAGAAGAATTTCACGACAAACGAAATACTTCACAGGAAAGAACCAAATGTAAGGCTAAAAACACCGTCAGACTTAGTACTAGGAGAGTCGAGACAGGTTTCTTTGGCATGGGCTTTATCAAACATTAAGATAGCATACGAAAGTAGGAATGTTATAGCCAAGGAGCGAGGGATGAGGGCTATAATCTCTACCAACAACAAAGACGGAAACGTTGGTAGTGTTCCGATGGATAGTGACGAAAAAACAGAAGTTCAAAAAGACCTGAAAACAAATTACGGCTTTTTGGAAGGACAAGACCAGTTTATGGTAACTCGTCATAACATATCGGTTCACAGTATAGACCAAGACGTTAGGAAGTTGGGGCTTTTAAATGAAATATCTTCTGATGCAATGGTTGTTGCAGAGAGATACGGAGTGCCAGAGGTTCTTGTTAAGTTATACATGAAAGGTGCTACGTTTGAGAATCAGGAAAGTTCTGAGCGCAGAATGTATCAGAACACAACAATTCCTGAGTCTAAAGACAGAACCGATGACATTAATGATTGGCTAAAAACAAGAGACTTTGGATATGAGTATATAAATAGTTTCGACCATATACCAGTACTTCAAGAAAACGTAAAAGACCGTTCAGAAACAAACAGGAATATAAATATTGTACAGAAAGAGTTATTCTTTTCGGGTGCTATTACTTATAATCATTGGTTGCAAGAACTTGGTAATCCTGCTGTAAACGAGGCGTGGGCGAAGAAACGAATAACACAAATGAACGAGAATGAGATACAAATAATTAAAGGAAACTACACTATTAGCAAAAGTGAGAATAATTAAAAAACAAATATCATGGCATTAATAAAAGAAGATTACGATTTATCGGGTGGAGCAACATTCTCAGATGTTATTGCTAGTCCAGAGAACGTAAACCTATCGTGGAAATCAACTGTTGCCACTGATACGGCACAGGTTGTTGCATTGGAATGGTGGGTTCAGGTTGGCGGTGAGGACTATCACCAATTACCTGACCGCAGGAAAAAAGATATTATATCAAAATTAGTAGGCAATGAGTCTGATAATACGAATGTATTTGGGATAAACGCCACTAATTTAAAGATAAAAATAGTGCCTCCATCTGGTGCTGACGGTACATTGAATTTATGGGCAATAACTACATAAGATGGAAACAGATAAGAAAAAAATAATAGACAAGAAAAAACTTCTAAAGGATAAGAAGAAGTTTATTAAAGAGAATAAAAACATAATCTTAAAGTGATGGAATATTGCAAAGAATTAAATCTGGAATTTGCCACAAAGCAAGAAATGTTTTTTGCACTAAAGGCTAAAAAAGATGAATTAATTGGACTTAAAAAGTCTCAGATAAAATCATCCGATGGTATTAATTTGTCTATAAAACCGAAGGTAGCACAAAAGGCTGAACCAGAGGATTTGAAATTTGGTGATACTGTAAAGGTTGCCATGAACACCACAAACTATCTTGACTTTGACGGTGATTTGATAATTGACGGTGCTTGGGGTAAATCAGCAAAAGAACAAAACGGAAAAACATATCATATAATTAACCACGACCTTAAAATAGGCAGCATAGTAGCTTATCCGAAAGACGTTTCCGTGTCTGTTGAAGCGGTAGATTGGTCTAGTCTTGGAAAAGACTACAAAGGTTCTACTGAGGTGCTAGTGTTTGAATCTACCATAACAGAGAAGACGAATAACGATGCTTTTTTAGCGTATAAAGACGGTGAGGACATAGAACACTCAATCAGGCTAATGTACGTTAAAATAGACCTTGCAATCAACAGTGACGAGCAAGACGATAAGGCAGAAAAGGCATTATTTGACAAATATATTGATAAGGTAGCGAACAAAGATGTTGCAGAGGAACGAGGTTACATGTGGATTGTATCAGAAGCGAAAATATACAAAGAGGGCAGTTTGGTTCTTTTTGGTGCGAATGATGCAACACCGCCATTACAGAAAAACAGTGAGCCGCAAATAAGCACTCACAAGCAAAATAACGAGCCGCAAGATGCACTCGATTACGATTTTTTAACTAATAACATTTTTAAATAATAAGAAAATGACTGAAGAAGAAAAAAAAGCGGCTTTACTGCAAGAGATTGAAGCAAAAGTCAAAGGGCTTATTACAGATTCCAATAAAGAATCTATAACAAAAGCAGAGTTGGACAAAAAGGTTGACGAATTAAATAAGGCAATTGCCGATTCATTGGATAAAGATGGCATGGCTACATTGAAAACGAGTGTTGACGACCTTGTTGAAGCAACGAACAAAAACAGTTTGGAGTTGAAAGAACTTCGTGATGGTAAAATCACCGAAGATGCCAAACCTAAGAATTTCCGTGAAGCGATTAAAGATGCTATCATGGCGAAGAGTGACGTTCTTGTTGAAAAGAATGATGACTACGGTAAGAGAATGTCTCTTAAAGACTACTTCACTGAAAAAGGAAACAGAACAACACCTACGTTTACTATTAAGTCGGCTGTTGATATGTTAGAGAGTAACATCGTTCAGAGTAACGTTGCTACTGTTAGATTGACTGAATTAGACCCACAGAGAGTAGGTATTCCGTTAACAATCTATCCTCACGTATTCGATTGGATGCCAATGAAAACTATCACGCGACCAACAATGTCGATTTTGGTAGTTTACACTTATGAAGACGGTTCAGGAACAAAAACTGAAGGTTCTGCATCAAGTCAATCAAGTTTCTTATTCAAGACTGTTGAATTTAAGTCATTTTACAATGCTACTTATTTCACTTTGTCTGATGAGACACTAGATGACTTAGAAGAGGCAATGGACGAGATTGCTGCTACTGCCCCTGATAAAATTTTAGATTCAATTGATGGTAAGATTTTAGGTACTTCAGGTGATGACTCAACTGATATTGCAGGATTGTTTACGGCAAACAAACATACCGACTTTGCGACAGTCACTTACACTAATACCGTAACAGGTGCTAATGTGATTGACCTTATTGCTAAAGCAAAATTGCAGTGCGAGGGCAACAAATACCGTCCGAATATTGTAATCATGAATCCAACTGATGTTGACAATTTGGCGGCTGTTAAAGATGCGAATGACAACTCTGTAAACGACCGTAGGGTACGTTGGGACACTCTTGGAAATCCAGCTTATGTGTTTGGAATGAGAATCGTTGCTTCTACTGCAATTACAGCAGACACACTTGCTGTTGTTGACCAAAAGCAGTTAATGATTGGTAAACGTTCTGATATGACAATGGAAATTGGATACAACGGAACTGACTTTACTGAAGGACAGAAAACAGTTGTAATTAAAGTTCGTAACGCATTTGGTGTTAGGGATAAGGCTGCTGTTATTTATTCAGATGCAATTGCTACTGATGTTGCGGCTATTGATGATGGAGCTTAATATTAAAAAAGTTTAAAATGAAAAAATTATTATTTTTCTTATCAATGATGTTGGTGATGGTTTCTGTTAACGCACAAACCACACCTACTGAGGTATCTACGGATGCTATAATTCAAAATGCGTATAACAAATACATTTGGGGGACGACTGCCGATACATTAACGAATGCCGATACGTTGACATTTGTTTATAGAATCAAGTCACGTTCAACATCTGGACAAACGCAGGACTTTACTGTAAAACTTTATTCAGATTTTGTTTCTGGAACAGCAGGAGGAACTTTAGTTGCTTATAGTTCGCCTGATGGTGTTAATTATGCTAGTACGACAGACACGATTACTGTTGCGGCTTTAACAGGTGACGCGATGGACACGGAAGTGATTAGTTTGAGTGATTATATGTATCCTTATTTGAAGTTTATATATCTACAAACTGGAACTGCTGTTACCATACCAAAGGTTTATGTTTATTCTAAGCGCAACTAATGGCACTATCTTTAAGAAATGAGAGAAGGCATCGAAAGGCTGTTGAATTGATTTGCAAGAGATTGCAGATTGACGATGAAGCCATAGATGCCTACATTGACAGGGGTAGATTTATGCCTTTTACAAAAACGGCAAAGAAGAAAAAATAAGTAATGGCAAACCTGATTGATAATACATATTTCGTTCGTGACATAGATGTTCCCGTTGGGTCAACAGTAGAATTGGCAGCACCGTTAACAGCAGGAATAGTTAGGTATGAACCTGAATATCTCAAATTATTACTTGGATACACCTTATGGAAGGCTGTTCAGGTAGAGATAGACAGTGGTACTTATACTGTTTATGGTGATTTAATAGAAGGTGCTGAGTTCTCGTTCGATTACTGTGGAAATACTATAAGCACTAAATGGGAAGGATTGATTAATACCGAGTTGGTTTCTCCAATCGCCTATTACGTGTACTATCAAAAACGAAAGAATGTAGAAAGTTTCAATTCAGGATTAGGAGAAAGAAGAGGAAAGGGTGAAAATTCAGTTGCTCATGCAGCGACAGTTAAGATGGTTAGTTCTTGGAATAATTTGGTTAAGATACACGGTGAACAAAACAGAGGTTACAAAAAATACATGGACTTCTTTTTGGACAAAAGTAATTACAGCCACGTTACTCCTGAACCTAGCGCATACAACTTTTTGTTAGCTAATGTAGCAAGTTATGACGATTGGGTTTTCACTCCTTTATGGAAGATTAACGCATTTGGAATATGACAGTAAACAGTAGATATTTTGTTGATGTTTTTGAGGACATAGTTGCAAATGTTCAGGAATCATACGACCCTACGAATGAGGAAAAGCCTTATTTTATGTACGGTCACATTCTTGACGTATTAAAGCGACTTACAATCAAAGACACCGATTCAACCGAAAGGACGAAGAAATATCCACTTATTGTTTTGTTGCAAGACTTTGAAGAGGTGAGTGTAGAAAGAGAATCATACGAGTATGAACTACCCGAAATAAAGATTCTTATTATTACTGACACCAATCCGAGTTACACAAGTGATTTGCGTTATACTTATTCATTTAAGCCGATTCTTTACCCTATATGGCAATATTTATTGGGGAGCATAGTAAGAAGTAATTATCTTAATATAACATCAAAAGCGGACATAGAATACAGTAAGTACGATAGAGTCTTTTGGGGCAAAGAGGCAATCTTTGGGGTTGATGGTTCAGCGTTCAACGATTACCTTGATGCGATTGAGATACGAATTAAAAATTTAAAAGTTAAAAAATACAATAATTGTTAATATTATGGCATGTAGTACAACAGGATACACAGGACAAAACTATTGCGATAAAAACAGCAGATTCGGTAAGCCTACTGGAATCATGTTCGCAATAGACGGAAACACCAATACGGCAGCTAACTTTTTGTTAGAAGCTACTTGGGATGATGATGTAGAGGCACAACAGGTCTTTCCTTTACAGAATATGAAGGCGATTGAGGACTTGTCAACAGAACCTACTTATAAAGACTATGACGATGGTTCAAGACGACTAATGGAGCAGGGAAACTACCGTTTTGCGGTTTCATTTGATGTTAACGAGTGTGTTAAAAAGCAACTCCTAAACTTCAGGGGCTTCCAAGAGGGAATCTACTTAGTTTATGGCGATGTAATTCGTGGGCGTACCGTTGACTCAGGGGTGAACATTGTTCCTATTCGTTTAGAGAACGTGAACATCGAGAAAGGGAATATCCCTACAATGGCAGATACCGAAATGGTAAAAATTGTTATCGACTTAAAATCTGACAAAGATTTGAATGAGTACGATTATTCTCGTAAAATGGCATGGGATGTTGATGACGTTGATGGATTGACTGAAGTTACGGTAACAATGGTCACAGAAGCATCTGATGCGGTTGTGGTTGATGTAACTGCTGATTGTGGTGGACAAACCAAACAAATTAGTGGCATAGATGATACAGGAGTACTTAGTTTCACTAACTTAAATGGGTCAACTCCAGTGGCGGTAACTGCGGTTGCTGAGAGCGCAACTGTTCGTGGTAGATATACTATTTCCTCAACATTCGCAACGGGTTATTTTGTTGATTTAGCATCCCCTGTTGATAGGATTGACACAGTGAAGGTAATATCAAGTGGAAAAATAACATTAGGCACTATATCATAAAATAAAGGGGTGTTAAAAGCCCCTTATTTTTTAGATGGATAAGATTGAGCAACAGATAAGTCGTTTTAAGAAGTTGGATATTTGGAAATTAGTGGGTGAGATGTTAAGGGAAATGTCACCGACTATTATAGACATGAACCAACAACAGTTACTTGATGGGTTAATGGCAGATGGGAAACCAACACCAAGCCACACGGGTAGCATAAAATCGAGAGCTTATGTGTCAAGCAAAATAGCTGCTGGAATTTACAATAATGCAATATCTCCACATTGGAACTATTTTAACGAAGGTGATTTCTTTGATGGATTTAAAACTGTCTTGGAAGGTGATGGGTTACTGATAGAATCATCTGATGAAAAAGGTGGTGATTTGTTTGTTGGTTCAGCAGAATATAATGTTTATGGTCTTACCGATGAGAACTTAGACTTTTTAATCAAAATAATGATAGATACGTTGCTTAAAAAAATAAGAGCAGAACTTGGATATTAAAAATAAAGATTATGGCTTGTTGTAATAACGAAAAAAGGAAAGATAAGGATTATGTCAAAAGTTTGGCTGTTAGGTATTCCGAAGAAATGGAAGTCGATGTTGTTTTACACGTATTTTCGCTTCGTGGCGTGGGTAAAAAGATTTACGACTTTACGGAAAACAAAGAAAGTGTCGGAAGTAACGGATTTGTCGAACTTATTGAGTTTCGAGGAAATAAAAGCGAAAGTATTTTATCGGATACAGAAAGCGTTATCGGAGATACAGACCGAACAGAAACAGTTAGAGAGCCTATCCCCAAAAGAATTAAGCGAAAGTCTGCCAAAGTTAAACCTAAAATGGGAATCAGCGATGAACTTGCTGAAAAAGAATCAGAAGGAAACGAATGAGAACGCACACACGGCATGGAAAGCGATAACGTCTGAATATTATGAGTACATAGATGAAAGTTCGTTTAACGAGTTCGTAAAGGGCGTTAGAAAGGACGTTAAGTGGGACTGCGAGTTACTTGAAATGAAAGCAGCAGTAATGTTGGCAGAATTGGGACAAGACTCAGGATGGGACGCTTTAGAGGAAATAGGACTAAAAGGTGACTTATCTAAAATAAAACAAAAGATAAAAGGTAGGATTACTAATCACGATTTAAAGACTACTGATAAACCAAAAGAAGAAAAGCCTGTTGATTTTTACGTTATGATGGCACAGGTAAGAAAAAGAGATTACAAAGTTAATAGCGACATTTTACTGCAAGAGTGGGCTGCTATTTTAAAAAGCATAAAAGAGGAAAATGAGCGGAAAGATTCTTAAAACGGATATAATTAGTGAAGATGCTTTAAAGGTGTTTTCTGAGATTGTGCTTAAATTTGAGAAGATATTAGCAGAGGCTAAGAAGATGAAGTCGGGCGTGAAAGACAGTGGACTAAAAAAATTATCAGAAGATGCTAAAAAAACAGAAATTGCATTTGAAGGACTAAAGAAAAATACAAAAGAATTTACAAGTTTACTCGCACTTGAAAAACAAAGAGCCAAAGAAACATCTGATACTTTAATAGCTACATCAAAGGCAGCATCAGCACAAAAGAAAAAAGAAAATACTGATTTCAAAAAGGATATGGCAGAACGTGTTGCAGCTTATAAACGAGTTGCGGCAACAGAAAAAAAGTTGGCAAGAGAAAGGGCTGTTGCAGCAAGACAAGCAGAAAGAGACAGGCAAAAAGCATTAAAAGGAAATAAATCACTATCAACATCTTTTAAAAACTTAGCAAAATCAGCAGGTATTTATCTTTTATCTATGATTGGAGTAAATCAGGCAATCAGGGTATTTAATAGCATTGTAACCACAACCAAGCAATTAGATTCGATAGACTTTGCCATGAAAAAGGTAATTGTTGATAATTTAGAGTTATCTGCAACTTATGATTTTTTAAGTAGAATAACAAAGGCTTACGGTGCTGAATTAGTTTCTACAACTAGCAGGTACATAAAATTTATAGCAGCAGCAAAACAATCAAATCTTTCAGCTAAGGTAACACAAGATATTTTTGAGTCGGTAACAAAGGCAGCAGGTGTTCTTGGATTAAGAACAGACGAACTTACTGGTGTTTATTTAGCATTAGAACAGATGTTATCTAAGGGTAAGGTTACGACAGAAGAATTGAGACGGCAGTTAGGTGAAAGGATTCCCGGTGCTTTTGGTATTATGGCAGATGCAATAGGTGTCACTATACCTCAGTTAGACAAAATGCTAAAAAAGGGTGAAATTCTATCATCCGAGGCATTGCCTAAATTTGCAATTCAGCTAGAGAAAGCATTTGGCATAGAAAACGTTAAAAGAGTTGATACACTTATTGCGGCACAAACGAGACTTACCCTATCGTGGCAAGATTTTGTCAAAGAAATGGAAGCAGCGCCAATCATAGCAAAAGGATTAGATTTAATAGCTACATCTATTGAAAAGATAAGAGAGGCGATGCAAGACGGAGGCGATATTATACGTTCCAAAGAAAACAAAATGTTATCTGAGGCTTTCTTATTAATAAACGATGCAGGAACAGCAGAAGAGAAAAGAGCCAAAACGATAGAACTAATAGGTAATTTACAGAAAGACCAAATTTTTCAATCAGAGCAATTAAAAAAATCAGAGGAAGAAAGGGATGATATAGCAAACAGTTTTAGTCATAGGTTATTCAATATATTAGCGTTAAGCAAGGGCGGTGCAAAAGGACTTGAGAAAATAAATCAGACATTAGGATTAACTGCTGCTGCACCGCTATTGAATGCACAAAAAATGGTTGATGCTAGAAAACAAGAAACAAGTGCTATATCTGGTGTAATAAAAAAATTAACAGAATATTTTAATACCATAAAGTCGCAACCATTTACTCCTGATGAATTAGTGTCAATATCACAAAAAACGGCAGAAGAGTTAAATGCTGAATTTGTAGAAATAGAGGGTGGATACGAAAGCGCAATGGAAGTTATAGAGGCGTGGTGGATACAAAGATTATCTTTAGCGAGAGGAAATACTGAAGAGTTAATTGCATTAGACAGGGAACGTATTTTGTCAAATCTTAAAGGAGGTAGATTATATAATAATTTAACGGAAATTGAAAAAGCAAATCTTTACGCAAGGTTGCGTGAATTAGACGATGAATATTTACAGTATAAAAGTGATGCAGCTATATCTGAACTTATATCAACAGCAAATGATGAAAGAGCAGCCATAGCCACAAAATATACAAAAGATTTAGTAGATTCAAAAAATAGAGCTTCAAAAAGAAAAGCAACAGAAGTAAAATTAGCAACTGAATTATTAGGGGTTGAATATCGGTTACAACAAGATATAATTGATAGTGATAAAACATTATTGTCTGAGAAAGAGGCTGCTGCTGAAAAACAAAAACAATTAGAAGAAGAATTACAAAAGACAATTCGCAAAGGTGCTGTTGAAACAGAAAGACTTAAAAGAGAAGAATTGCAAAATACACTTAACTTTATAGGTGATAGTGCTAATGCTGCATTCGACATACAACAGCAATTTTCAGATAATCAATCCCAACGAGCGCAAGACAGGTACGACAGGGACATGCAACTCGCAGGTGATTCTGTTGCTGCTCAACTTGTAGCAAAAAGAAAACTTGAAAAAGAGGAACGCAAGATAGCCAAAAGACAAGCGATTGCAGCAAAAGCACAGGCAGCATTTAATATTGGATTAAGCACAGCACAATCAATAATAGGAATTTGGGCGCAAGTACCTAAATTTGATTTTGGTATTTCAGCAGGAGTATTAACCGCAGCGGTGGCAGCGATAGGTGCAGCACAATTAGCAGCAGCATTATCAGCACCATTACCCCAATTTGCAGAAGGTGGCATAACGTCAACCGATAGCATAGTAGCAGGTGAAAAGGGTGTTGAACTAGGAATAACACCAAGCGGAGAAACATTCTTAACTCCAAACAAAGCGAGTGTGTTAAGCGGTGTTCCATTAGGTACTGAGATTATTCCACACGATGAAACATCAAGGATATTGGCACAACAAGCGATAAACTCAACTTACAATTCGGTTGACATGAGTAGAACAAACTCATACCTAAGAGACATTAGGGACAAGAAAACTGATTCGGTTGTTTATCAGAATGGGTACAAGATAGTAACACGTAAAGGATACGAAGGGAAATTTAAAGTATGATATATTCTTTTGGTACATTAGGTTGGTATTCAACGAAGGCAAACAGGCAGTATGATAACACTGGCAATGAAAATATATTGCATCATTTTGTAACGGATGCGATACCTGACTTTCAGGTGGTAATTGCAGACACGATAACAACCGCCACTTATTACCTTTACGACATAGATGATGTACAGATAAAAACAGGGTCTTGTACGGTATCTAATGAAACGAATAACGAAGGAACGGCATATAGTATTATAAAACTAACAGGAGCAACGACAACAAGCGAGGATGATGGAAAATACTCTTTAAAGGTAACTTATGACGGAACTGATATGTTCAGTGATGTTTTTTGTTGGCGAACAACCGTAACCGACTACCTAAAGATTTCAGCAGCAGTTGACGGTATTGCAATAGGTGGATTTCCATTAGACAGTTTTACTTATGCTGTGTATTTAGATACTATCTTACCTGACGAAGAATTTGAGTTGAAAGTTGTTGGTGACGAAAAGACTTACGGTGATATTCCTGCTTCGGCATCGAGTAATATAGTTAAGACATTTGTTGTAACAGGATATAACAAAACGCTTAATTTCATAGCAAGATTAGCTGTATTGGAAATAAACGGAACGGTTACAGTTACATGGAAAGGTGATGCTGTTGAGGTTTACGATATTCAGCACACGGAAAAGCAAGAGGATTTCGGGAACGATATTTATATAATAAATTTGAAATTTAAACAAAAAGATTACTTACAAAGTTATAACAATATCTAATATTTTTATTACTTTTGATAGATAAAGTCTATGAGTTTTGACGAGAGATATAAGGTTTATTTAGATGTTACGGTTGACGGCACTGAGGACAATTGGTTTCAGTGTTATCCTGACATAAGTGAATTTAAACGTACACCATTTTCGGATGAAATGTTTACGCGACAATCTTTCGGTAAGGTAACTTTTACCAATAATCCAAAACTTTACACAGATACGTCTTTAGATGCTTACAGAACTTACAATTTAATAAACGAAGCTGAAATAAGCCAAGAGATAAGGATTAAGATTACCATTTCAACAGATTTGGTTGACCCTGACACTTCTAATGAGATAATCGGATATTTTGGTGCAAACGACTGTGAATTTGACGATGACAAAAAGATAGTAACGGTAACTCCTACTATCTTAGACCAATACACTGATTTAGTCGAAAACTGGGATACAGAGGTGAATGTGTTTGGTGCTTTTGAGACAAGGAGTGCTAAATGGGTAATTGATTCTTTATACATAGGAGATGTTTTCACAGCAAGTCATAGCATACCTGTAATAAAAGTATCTTCGGATATAGACGAAGCGAGGGATTCTGATGCAGGAACATCGGGGATTTCTGGGGCGATATTATCTTATGCTACTAAGGAATATGATGCTACAATAACAATGGTTATAGATGCTGAGGTAATCAATATATTCACTATTCAGCGTATTGATTTTAAGATACGCGTATATGATGGTAGCGATTCATTGCAACAGGTAATTTTATTGGGAGAGGGAGCATACGGACATCTTGCTTCAACGTACTCTGCTGATGTAACTGTGCCATTAGGACACTACGTCAAAGTTGTTGCTATTTTAGAATCTAATGAATCAATAGAATACAACAACGTAGTTATTAACGTAGGATATTCAGCAGAACCTTATAGTACTTCTCAAGTTGATGCAAACATTCAAGCAACGTATCTACAACATTACGACATTTGGACAGATGTACTTCACGGTAGGAATGCAGGTATTGAAAAAACTGAGTTTGAGACAGAAATACCTACATTAGATTCGTACTTTAATGCTAACGGTTCACCTAAAGACGAACTATTAACAGAAAATTCTTTTGCACCTGAGAGTACAAGACAAGATATAACGTTGTGGACTGAAAACGGATACGAGACAGTACCACTTATTGGACTATACGTTACTGGCATGGAAACAGCATTGGAGGGTGCAGGATTTGAACTTTCCGATATTACTGTTTATACTACGGAGTATAAACCTAATTGGCTTTTCCCAAAGATGAAAATACGAACAAGGGCTTTATGTAGATTCTCAAGATTCGAGTCATGGGAAAAGAACGATGGCAGCACACCTGTTGGTAGTGGATGGACTGATACAGGACAAATAGACGGAGATGTAAGACTTTGGATTAAAAAACCTTTCGATGGTTCGATAACAACGTGGACTAAAGGTTCGATAGATACAAACGGTGGCAGTAATAGTGGATTTGAATGGGACGAAAGTCTTAATTCCTCTAAGCTAAAAAACTACCCATCGTCTGATGAATCGGTTACTTTGTCGGGAAGAAGTCTTTATGATATTATAAAAACTGTTTACAACGGAACACACGCTTCACTCGTTAACTACGATGTAGAATCTACTTTCTTTTGGAATGATACCGACTCGTTGATTACAGTGGCAACAGGAATAAACTATTTCACAGGTCAGGAAAACTTTCTAAACAATATAATTGGGGCGCATACCTATCAGCTACAAGATGTAAATGTTGATTCTGATGATGCAACACTGGCTTTGACGTTCAAGGATTTTATGGCAGACCTAAAAGCACTGTTTAACAATCAGATATTTTGGTGGATAGAAGCAGATACAGGTACGTTAAAAATCGAACACTTAAAATATATCGACATTGCAAAAGAAGTGTTAGATGTAGTTACACCAAGGGATTCCGAATTAGACCCAAAGACACCTTATGATAAAAACATACAGTTATTGTCAGAAATATCATCATGGAGTTACGAGAAATCAGAAATGTTTTCTATTATCGACTTTAAGATAGCAAACGCAGGGTATAAAGATTTTACGGAGAATATAATCACTTACGAAAAGATAGTCTCTAATAAGCGAAATGAGGACATAAGGGCGACAATCTCTACAAAGAAAACAACTACTGATATTCGGTATTGCATAGAAAATCCATCTGACATAGAAAACGGTGTTATTCTTTTGAACTACGATTCAGACAATGAGGTTGCAGTTGCAAACGTGCCAGTAGCGAATGTATCGTTTGAGAACGGAAATTTAGCATTAAGCACTTTACTTAACAGATATAAATACGAGGGTGTTTTTTTAGAAGGCACAATAAACGGGAATGATGTTGAATTTGACATTACTTCGCGTACTAAAGTTGGGAAAGAATTTCTACTTAAAGGGATTTACGATTATGACTATTTTAAGAGTAAACTTGGAATAGGCAGAATAGAATCCATTGAACACAATCTCGAAGAAGAAACAACAAGGGTATCGTTAAAGTATAGGTTTGGTTCAGATGCGAACACTGATACTTTTATTTTAATGGTAAGCGAAATTGGAGATTTTACAGGGGCAGTTGACACACAATTTGATTTTGGATAATTATGGCAAACTTACAAGAAAGAATACGAGATTTAGATACTTACTTACAGCTTGACTCTGGCGACCCCGGATATGTAGCACCAAGTTCACTGTTTTTACCATTAGACAGTGCTGATTTTGGAAGCAAACCGTTTAAGTATCCTGCTGAAGATTTCTTTTCGGATATACACATTGAGAAAGGGCGGTTAACAGGTCTTTCGTCAAAGTCTGTATCTGTTACTTTTGATACTGCATTTTCAAGTACACCCGTTGGGATTGGAAACATAAAGGTTTACAGAATGTTTGAGGTTGTGACGGGTAAATGGATTGCACAGGATGTACAGTTTTATTTCGGTTCAGCTACGCCTGTAATAACAACGGGGTTTAGTTTGACAATAGAAACAGCGGAGAGTTTAACAGGGGCGATTTTGGAATATGAATTTAGAGAAGCATAGATTATGAAAAAGATATTAATAATATTAGGTTTAATTTTGAGTGTATTTGCGGCTAATGCACAGATAAAGGCATACACATTAGAGGCAACTGAGTATTTAATTACTGACGGAGACACAATGCGTGCCACAACACAGGTAGATGTCAACGATACGATAATGGCAACAAAGGCGTATGTACTAGCGACAACAGGAGCAGGTAACGGATGGGATTCACTTGTTTACTACCCAACTAACGGAGAATTGGTTTGGTGGTATAGTGGGTCAAGGATAGACTCTACTTCGATAGATGATAGATATGTAGAATACACCGACTCGGTGGATGTATTTTACACACAAAGAGTAGTTGATAGCTTAGTATCTGCGTCTGGCGCACAGGTCGTTTATTCGATTACATTACCCAACGCAACAACTGTTCAGGGTCGGATAGATTTGGCAGTTGAAGGGACGGACTACCCTACTGGGTGGAATTTAGTCGCAGGTTCAGTTACAACAGACATTGATATAGAGCATAGTCTAGGAAGGTATGTAGCTAGTGCAACGGTATCTGCAAACACAGGAACATCAAGGCAACAGTTATTTGGGTCGGCAGCACTTTCTGGTGTTATCTGTGACGATGACGATAATGCTAGGGTGCAGAGTTTGGCAACGGTGGCTAAGGAGATTACAATTTACATTACGTTTAAATGAAAAAACTACTTTTTATATTATTCATATTTATTTCTGTATTCGCACAGGCTCAGTACCGTTCTGTTGATTGGCGATTCATACCCGACAGCATGGTTGTTGTTTCTACGGATACTTACTTATTCAAAGCGTCCCCGATTGACTACAATGACCCTGCTGCGATTGACAGAACAGTAGGAAACTATGTAGTTGATTTCATTGGGAATGTTTATAAGGTAACAGATTCTACAAGTACAACATTAACCGTATTTGACGAACACGGAACAGGCTATGCCCCTCAGATAAATCAAATAGCAAGATGTTATAAATCGGTAGTTGATGGAGATGTAAGTTTTGGCAGTGTTGGAGGGGTTAATTATTTCCCTTTAGATGAAAGTGCAAAATGGAAATTAAACGCAAAAGATAATGAATTACTGGCAAGAGCAATTGACACTCTTGGGGAAACGAGTTTAACTGAAGGGGAGTACTTAAAGCTACAAGACAGCGTGATGATTTGGGCTGATACAGTTACATATATTGCCACAAAATCAGATATTTCTAGCGGTGGAGTAGGAGGTTCAGGAACTGACAATGTAATCCCAAGATGGGATGGAACAACAGATTTAGAAGATGGTGGGATAGTTGACAATTCAGATGCAACGGCAATGACTATT